GGCGCGACGGATTACGAAGTCGAGCAGTTTTACGCGGGCCAGCAGGAGTTCGTCTCGCAGGCCTTCAATCTTGATGGTGCGCGCACGATTCCGGTGCGGCAGCTCTACTACGATCGCGCAGGCGAGCTGTGCGGGCTGCTCGCTTCCGGTGACAAGGGCGCGGCATACGAATTCATCGATCGCCTGGCGGCTCGCGAACCGCTTCGCCTGGCGAGCATCGTAGTGAAAGGAGTAACGGCGTGAGTTATCACGAGACACTGCGGAAGGCTCTTCGGGGCTCGACCTGGTTTGTACATGAACCGAAGATGCGCGAGATGCTGGCCTTCTTCGAGCTTCGTCTCAACGGCGGCCGCGCCGATGCCGAAACACTGGCGCGGTACCGGGCAGAGAATGAGGCGCGCAAAGAGCGGGCGATGGAGCTGCTCGCGATCTCCGCGTACAAGGATGATGAAGACTTCGCTCGCATGCAGGCCGCGCGGGCGCAGAATGTCTCTTCGTCCGCGGCCGGATCCGTCGCAGTCATCCCGGTCTACGGCGTGATCTGCCATCGGGCGGACATGTTCTCCGACTTCAGCGGCGCCACGTCGACGGAGAAGCTCACGCAGCAGCTCCGCCAGTCGATCAATGATCCCAGCGTCAAGGCGATCGTGATGGACTTCGACACGCCGGGCGGATCCACTGACGGCGTCGACGAACTCGCTTCCGAGATCTTCGACGCGCGAAAGAAGAAGAGCATCTCCGCGGTCTCTAATTCGCTCTGCGCTTCGGCCGGCTACTACCTGGCGGCGCAGTGCTCGGAGGTTGTCGTTTCTCCGAGTTCGATGACCGGGTCGATCGGCGTCTATTGCGAGCATGATGACTACTCCGGAGCGCTCGACCAGGCCGGCGTGAAGGTCACGCTCATCTCCTACGGTGAGAACAAGACGGCCGGCAATAGCATCGAGCCGCTCTCCGACACGGCTCGCGAGCAACTGCAGGAGATGGTCGACGCGTTCGGGCTGAAGTTTGAGAGGGCCGTCGCGCGCGGCCGCGGCGCCAAGCTCGAAGACGTACAGAAGAACTTCGGCCGCGGGCGGATCTGGACCGCAGAGCAGGCCGTGAAGCAGGGGCTCGCCGATCGGGTCGGGACGCTCGACGATGTTCTCTCGAAGTACGGCGTCTCGCGCAGCCCGTCTACAGGCTCGCGCGCGGCCGCCGATGCTCCAGCTCCGGCTGCCGAGACCGATGAACTGCAGAAGGCGCGCGCTGCGCGTGATCGCCGGCTGCAGCTCGCCGGCCTGTAGCAACGCAAAACAAGTTCACTTCGAAGGCTCGCCATCTGGCGGGCCTTTGTCTTGGGGCCAATGCTCCGCGATCGCGCCTGCATCGCTCTCCGATGAGAGTCTGCCGCGGCGCTCCACCTTTCAACCGAGCAGTAAAGGAGAAGGAAAACCATGTTGAAGAAACTGCGGCAGATGCTCGCTGACACGAAGGCGAAGGCCGCGGCGATCAATAAGCTCGCCGAGACCGATAACCGCGCACTCACCGATGCCGAGCAGAAGGAATTCGATGGTCTGGTCGCCGAGTGCAATAAGCTCCAGGGTCCGATCGCATCGCAGGAAGCTCTGCTGGAGATCGAGCGCAACACGCCGTCGAGCGCGAGCACTTCGATCGAAGTCGGCAAGGATCTCCGGACGGAAAAGCCGTGGGGATCGCTGGTCGAGCAGATGGCGGCCGTTCGCAACCATGCAAACAGCCGCGGGACGAACACGGATCCGCGTCTGCTGGCGGCGGCTCTCGGCGGCAACGAATCGGTTGACGCGGAAGGCGGCTTCCTGGTCGCTCCGGAGTTCGCGCCGGGCGTCTGGCAGCGTACCTACGAGAATTCGGAGCTGGCTTCGCGCTGCTTCGACCAGCCGATGACGGTCTCGAATCGTTTGACGGTCAACGCCGTCGACGAAGACAGCCGCGTAGACGGCAGCCGCTGGGGCGGAATCGCGTCTTACTGGATCGGCGAATCGGTGACGCTCACTCCGAGCCAGCCGAAGTTCCGCCAGGTCGAGCTGGTCGCGAAGAAGCTCATCGCGCTCACCTACGCGACCGAAGAGCAGCTCGTCGACGGTCCCGCCTTCTCGGCATACGTTGACAAGGTGGTACCGCTGGAACTCGCCTTCCGTGTGGATGATTCGATCTACAACGGGACGGGCGCCGGCATGCCGCTCGGCTTCACCAAGTCCGGAGCGATGCTCACCATCCCGAAGGATGCCGGCGACGCGGGCGGCACGACCACGTTCAACGCGAAGGACGTTGAAAAGATGTGGAAGCGCTGCTGGGCTCCTTCGCGCAAAACCGCTGCCTGGTTCATCAACCAGGACTGCGAAGACGTGCTGTGGGATCTCACTCGCGGTTCCGGAACTGCCGTCGAGCTGCTGTATACCGGGCCTGGCGAGCGCGGCAACAACTCCAGCTATGGCGTCATGTTCGGCAGGCCGGTGATCCCGGTCGAGTTCGCCGCTACTCAGGGCACTCCCGGCGACATCGTCCTGGCCGATCTGTCGCAGTACTACCTGGCTCGCCGCTCCGGCGTCGAGATGGGCACTTCGATTCACGTCCAGTTCCTGACCGACCAGCAGGCCTTCAAGTGGAAGCTGCGCATCGATGGACAGCCGATGTGGAAGAAGCCGCTCACTCCCAAGAACGGAACCAACACGCTCTCTCCGTTCGTCGCTCTCGCAACGCGCTCGTAGTTGCTCGCTCACTCTGAGGCCGCCGCAGATCATCGTGGCGGCTGAAACCTACCATCTTCCACATCGGAAGGGAGATCGATTCAATGTCTTTAGGCTTCTACGCTGCGCAGAAGGGGCACGTCATCAACATCCTGCCCCCTGTCGACGTTACGGGGGGTAAGACCAGCCAGGCTTTCTCGATGGCCGGCGCCGCCCATGCTTCCATCATCCTGCAGATCGGCGTGAGTGCCGCGGCGCCTACCAGCGTCACACTCCAGGCCGGCTCCGCAACCGCGGCCGTGGGCGCGAGCGTCGCCGGCGCGACTGCGATCGCCTTCGATGTCTTCAAACAGGAGACCGCGGGCGCAAACAATGACGTGCTCAGTTCGCGCGTCGCCTGCACGGCTGCGGGCTTCGTGCCGTCCGCGAACGATGGCATCTTCTATGTCATCGAGATTGACGGCGACGATGTCCCGGCCGGGCTTCCCTATCTGCAGCTCAACATCGCGAACGCCGCGAATAGCGTCATCGCGTCCGCCGTGGTCATTCTCTCCGGCCTGCGTTATGCCGGCGAGTCCAATCCGACCGCAACCGCTTAACCATCCTCAATCGCTGAGGCCTGCGCCGCCTATACGGGGCGCGGGCACAGTCTGGAGAGTTCCCATGCTCATTCGCGAAAAGGATGGATTCTACGCCGGCCAGGTTCGCGAGTTCCCGTCGCATATCGCGCTGGAATTGCTCGCGGCCGGGCGCGCAGAGAATCCCTTCAATGAGATCGAAGACGCGCCGGAAGAGCGGGAAGCTCTCGCCGGCCTGGTAGACGCGGCGCCGGCCGTTCCTGGCAAGCAGCAGAGCCGCAGAAGGGGCCGCTAAATGTTTGACTCGCAGCTCATCGAGCCGCCGATCGCCGATCCGGTCACGCTCGCCGAAGTGAAGCTGCAGCTCGGCTTCGGTCCGATGCAGGACTCCGACCGCGCTGCTTCGCAAGTGCTCAACGATACGCTGCGCGGGCACATTCGCGCGGCAACCCGGGAGTGTGAGAGTTACGCGCGCCGCGTATTCGTCTCGCAGCGCTGGCTGCTGCGCATGGACGGCTTCCCGGGGTCGGACTGGCGCTACAACTGGCACGGCTACCCGACGATCACGCTGCCGAAACCGCCGTTTCAATCGATCGACTTCGTCAAGTATGTCGACACGGCCGGCGCCGTGCAGGATCTGCCGCTCGATACCACGTACGGCAACAATGGGCTGCAGTACGGTTATCAGCTTGTGCGGGGCAGCGAGACAGCTCCTGGCCGCTTGTTTTCAGGCTGGGCGCGTCCCTGGCCGCCTACGCGCATGGTTCCTTCGAACGTCATGGTGCAGTTCCGCTGCGGATACGGCGGGCCGATCACGGCGACGATCGCGGCGAACTCGAAGCAGCTCCAGGTCGCCGGCGTGAAGTTCAATCCGGACGATGCTCCGCTCATGGCGGGCGATACCGGGCTCCGTCTCTCGATCCCTGGCGCCGGAAAGAGCGGCGGCCAGCTCGACACATTCATCGCCGCGGTCGACGCGAGCGGCAATGCGACTCTGAAGGACGCCGCGCAGACGGCCGTGACGGGCATGCCTGGCTGGGCTGGCTGGCCGGTTCCTGAAGAGATCCGCAACGCGATCAAGCTCACCGCGCAGGACTACTACGAGAACGGAAGCGACGGCGGACCGCTTCCCGATGCCGCGCGCCGGCAGCTCGACTACTACGCGAATTTGGTGGTGTAAATGGCGGATCAAGATCTTACGACGATTGAGAACGTGAAGACCTGGTTGCCAATCTCGACAACCAACAGCGCGGACGATGGAAGTCTCTCGCGGCTCATTACGGCCGTGAGCATGGACTTCATGAGAGCAACCAGGCGGCCGGATCTGCTGCTCGCTGATTACACGGAAGTGCATCAGGGCGACGGATCCGCGCGCCTGGTCGCGTATCACTGGCCGATTGTGTCGATCGACAGTCTGTCGATCGCCGGCGCGACCATTCCCGCAAGTGCAGACAAGATCGCGGCCGGCTTCTACGTCGACCAGGACATCGATCCGGAGCGCGCCTGGCAGATCTATCTGAACGGGTACAGCTTCATAGATGGCGCTGTCGTCCAGGTCGGATACTCCGCGGGGTACGTGCAACCTGGCACGGATCCGGCGACCGGCCAGATCGCGCTGCCGGCAGACATCGAGCAGGCCGTTATCGACTGGATCGGATACCGCTACAAAGGGCGCCCGAACGTGGGCGTGACGATGCGCAAGGGTATCGGCGGCGAAGCTGAGCAGGCGGAGCAGGTCGACGCGCCGCCGAATGTGCTGCAGGTCATCGAGCGGTACAAGCGGGAGCTGCCGTCCTGCGATCGCCGCGGTGACGCCAGGGCGGAGCGTGCAACGCGCGCGGCCGCCCGGCCTGGCCGTAAATGAAGTCTTCGCCGCGGGCGTAGAGCTTGACTGCGCCCGCTCTTTTTGATCGGAGCCACTCATGAAAAAGCTGCTGTCACTGGCCGTGATGGTCTGCATGGTTGCGCAGAGCGTCGCGCAAACTGTTACCGTTTCCGCCGCAAAGCTCAAAGACGGAAACAAACCTGCAAACGGAATCATCTACTGGAAGCCGGTCACGGATGACGGAACGCCGGCATCCTACCGGGATCCGAGCGGCGGAATCCAGACCGTGAGCCCGATGAGCGCGCCCGTCAAGAATGGCGCGTTCTCTCTCGCGCTGCCAGATACCACGCTCACTTCGCCGCCTAACATGTGCTTCGCTGTCGACCTGGTCACCGCGAACGGTTCTGTGCTCGGCGCTGGCTATACGTGCCTGCAGCCGCATGCTACGGCTCTCGGCGCGAATGACTGGTGCCAGGCTGGCGTCTGCAATCTGGACAACTACACGCCGTCGCTGCCCGCTCTGCCGCTCTTCTACGGCTCTCCGGACATGCAGACCATGTGGAACCAGATGGTGAGCCAGAACATCGCGGCCGGCAACTCGATCACGCCGCAGACGCTCACGGATGCGGCCGTGGTCACCTTCAACGCGACGAATCCCACTCTCAACGTCGCGACTCTCCCGCTCTATGACGCAACGAACAATGTGCTCGACGGGGTCACGTCGCGCACGATCAACATGACGGGCCTGGTCTCGGGTGCTCGCTTCGGGATCCTAATCAAGCCGCTCGCGAAGGCGGATGTGCATCAAGCGCAGACCGTGATCTTCGGAAACGGCTGCACCTGGCAGTTCGCGCCTGGCGACGTTCTGCTCTCCGGCAATACGCTCAACATCCCGGAGTGGGCGAGTTGGAGCTACTTCGCGGTCTTTATCTACGACGGTACGAACTGCATCGGAACGGTGGTCGACTGACGTGGACACTCTCGATCGTCTGGTCGCGAACCACCTGGTAGGGCTGAAGGTCTGCGAGCTGTGCGGTAGGTTGTACTGCCGGCGCCCGACTGCCGGGCCTTACTGCGATGCCTGTGAATTCGAGCTGCGCGACTTCCCTGCCATTGGAAGCCGCAAGCTCCGCGGGCGCAAGATCGATCCGCAGAGCGCGCGACAGCGGCAGTTCGCAGCGCAGCGCGTCGAGTATCTCGCCAAACCTGAAATCGAGGTGCCGGATGAGTAGGCGCGCCGATCATCGCCGCTCAAAGAAGCCGCGGCAGAAGAAGGTGCGCGTCGAAGAGATCGAGCGGGTCGAGGTCGACGATGATCTGCCGCTCGATCTCTACCTTCTCCGGCCGCACACGAACGCGCTGCTGCGTCGCTACTACTACGCATCGCTGATGGTGAGCCGGATCGCCTGCTCGCTGCGCGATCCGACCGGCCGCGGCTGGGTCTCCAGCCGTCCAGTCCGGAGCTTCGAAGACGCGATGATCTTCGTGGTCGACATGGAGAAGTGCATCGAGCGGCTCAACTCGATCGACCAGGCGATGCTGACGCGCATGGTCAAACAAGACTACACGCAGGAAGAGACGGCTCTCCTGATGGGCTGCTCGACTCGCAAGATCGCTTACACCTTCCCGGCCGCGATCGACCGGCTTACACAAAAGCTGCTCGACGCCGGCATTCTCATCACGTCGCAAAATGAGGTCTAGGAGGCAACCATGCTGCAGGTTGTGATCGAGCAGCGCAGCGTCGATTCGGTTGTCTCCTACATCGAGCGCACGAAGCAGCGGATCTTTCAGAAGATGCGCGAAGGAATGCAGGAAGGTATGGAAGGCCTGGCCGGCGAAGCCGTCTACCAGGCGACCGCGGCCGGCATTCACAACAAAACCGGGCAGCTCTTCACGGACATGCTCAACTCTCCGAAGGTTGGCGAGAATGCCGATGTGATCTGGGGCCGCGTGAGCACGAAGAGCGACATGACCGTCAAGGGTCGCACCTTCGAAGGCTATCTGGGAACGGCGCTCGATCAAGGCTTCACGGTGCCAAGCGCGGTACCTTCCGGCCGGAAGATCGACGGCGCGCAGGGCGACGCGAAGGTCTATCAATTCGCGCCGGCAGACGGAGAGAGTCGATTCACGTTTGGGCATGCTGCCTTCAAGGTCGCGCCGCATCACTTCCTGCGCCGCGCTAAAGAAGAATTCGCGTCGCCGATCATGGAGATCATCGAGCGGCGTGTAGCGGAGGCTTACGAATGATTCCAGTCACGTCGCCGGCGTACGCTGCCATCGATCGCGAGGCGATCTGGGCTGCGCTCTTCGCCTGGCTGAAGCAGAAGCTCGGCAACAACTTCAAATCGATCGGGCGTAAGCACATCGCTCCGCCCGATCTCACGATCGCGAATCAACCCGCACTCTTCCAGGTCGCGGCGAAGGAGATACATATCCCGCAGAAGACGCCGGGCATGCCTTCGCGCCTGGTTCTCCGCGGCTTCCTTGTCCTGTACATCTTCGATGACAGTCCCGTCGAGATGATCGGGAGTGAGAAGGTTCTCGGCGAGACGCGACTCAATAAGCTCCTGCAGGCGATCGACGGCGCCCTGGTACCGGACGATCCATCTTCTGGAAAGTTCACCATCGGCGGGAAAGTCGCTCACTGCTGGATTGAAGGGGATTCCGACCTGGATCCCGGGATCTTCGGTCCGCAGACCGCGGCGATCCTGCCGATCAACATTCTCGTCTGAGCGCGGCGATCCGCCGCTCTTCCAACCCAACCATAACTTCCAGCGCTCACGTCGAGCGTCTCAGGAGAAACTATGCTCAATCCTCAGTTTGGTTCTGGGGTACTCTTCGGAGTTCCCAACGGCGGCAACCTGGCAACCAACCCGACGCCGATGCAGTTCGGCATCCTGCAGGAAGTGCAGGTTGAGTTCAAGGCGGACTTGAAGAAGCTCTTCGGAACGGGGCAGTTCCCGGTCGCGAAGGCGCGCGGGAAGGTCAACGTCACCGCGAAGGGCAAGATCGGCTCGCTCGATCCGCTCTTCTTCTCTCAGCTCTACTTCGGGCTGCCCACGTCGACCGGCGTGAATCGCCCGATCTACAACGAAGCGAAAGCGGCGGCCGCTTCCGTCGCGCCGGCGCAGATCAAGGCCGCGACGGATCTCGGCGTCATCAATGCCGCGACCGGCGTCCCGATGACGGCGATTCAGAGCGGGACTCCCGTGACCGGGCAGTACAAGTTCACGCCGTACAGCTCCACGGGTCCGACGAATGCCGCGTATGTCTTCGCGGCCGCCGATGTCACCGCGGGCCTGCAGGTTCTGTTGAGCTACGTCTATCCGGACACGGCGAACGGGACCACGCTCAACATCACGAACCAGCTTCTGGGCTTCGCTCCGGAGTTCCAAGCGCTGCTCTACA